GTTGCAACAAACAAAAGTGTTTTAGCTAATGTTGGTAAGACAATGGCAAGAATAGGTGCACCATTACCAACCGCTGTTCTCGATTCGTATTTCATTGGTCAACAAGTAAAAGAAGGTAAAGGCACAGCAGAAATTGCAAGCGATCCTTTAAACTGGATAGGTCTTGCTGCAATGGAACCACTATCAAAAGTATCAGGTATAGCTGAATCTGGTAAGCTAAACAGTGCCTTGAGATTAGGATTGAATCCTGCTACAATTAGAGGTATAAGTAGGTTTGCAGGTTTACCGGGACTTGCAGTAAGCACAGCTATGACTGCATATGACCAGTATAAAAAATATCAAAATGAAGAGGGATTCATATATAACCTGTTCAATAAAGAGGGAAAATAATAAATGGCTACTATAGACAAACCACTTCCAAATGTAACAGAAACTGTCGTTGAGGTTCCATCACAAGAAGAATTAATTCAAGAACGAGATGAGATTATTGAGACAAAAAATCAACAGGGTAATGTAGAAGTTACTATGGACGAAGAGGGTGGTGCAGAAATTGCATTTGACCCAAGAGCCATTACTGAAGAAGGTGGTCAAGACCATTTTGAAAACCTAGCAGATTTTTTAGGAGACGAAGTTTTAGAACCCTTGGGTGCAAAATTAATTGACCAATACAACGAATACAAAGAATCACGTGGTGATTGGGAAGATACATATAGAAATGGTTTAGAACTTTTAGGTTTTAAATACGAAAGACGAACACAACCTTTTAAAGGAGCCAGTGGTGTTAATCACCCAGTTCTTGCTGAAGCGGTTACACAGTTTCAAGCACAAGCTTACAAAGAATTATTACCAGCAGATGGACCTGTAAGAACACAAATTATGGGTGACGTTAATGTTGCTAAAGAAGAGCAATCAAAACGTGTTAAAGATTTTATGAACTATCAGATTATGGATCAGATGAAAGAATATGAACCAGAGTTTGATCAAATGCTTTTCTATCTCCCTCTATCCGGCTCTACCTTTAAAAAAGTCTATTACGACTCCCTCTTGGGTAGAGCCGTGTCTAAATTTGTACCGGCAGATGATTTGATAGTACCTTATTCTGCAAACAGTTTAGAAGATGCAGAAGCAGTTATTCATGTAATTAAAATTTCTGAAAATGAATTAAGAAAACAACAAGTGTCAGGATTTTATAAAGATGTAGAATTAGGAAATCCACCTGTTACAGAAAATCAATTAGAAGATAAAAAATTAGAACTAGAAGGAATTGCTAAAGATGGCCAAGAAGATCAATACACACTTTATGAAATACATACTAATTTAGATTTAGAAGGTTATGAAGATATGGGTGAAGACGGTGAGCCTACAGGAATTAAACTTCCATATGTTGTAACTATCTCTCAAGCAGGAAATAAAGTTTTATCTATTAGAAGAAACTATAATCCAAAAGATCCATTAAAAAGAAAAATAAACTATTTTGTACAATTTAAATTTTTACCAGGAACTGGTTTTTATGGTTTTGGTTTAATTCATATGATTGGTGGTTTAACTAGAACTGCAACAGCAGCATTAAGACAACTGCTAGATGCAGGAACTTTAGCAAACTTACCAGCAGGATTTAAGTCACGTGGTATTAGAGTTAGAGATGATGCACAACCTCTACAACCAGGTGAGTTTAGAGATGTAGATGCTCCTGGTGGAAACATTAAAGATCAGTTTATGACTTTACCTTTTAAAGGACCAGACTCAACGTTACTTCAATTGATGGGTATCGTGGTTAACGCAGGTCAACGATTTGCTGCAATTGCTGATATGCAAGTTGGTGATATGAATCAACAGGCTGCAGTTGGAACAACAGTTGCATTACTAGAACGTGGCTCACGTGTAATGTCTGCTATCCACAAAAGAATGTACGTAGGTTTGAAACAAGAATTTAAATTATTAGCAGAAGTATTTAAAACTTATTTACCACCAAGTTATCCTTACGATGTACCTGGTGCTTCAAGAGAAATTAAAGTTCAAGACTTTGATGATAGAATAGATATATTACCTGTAGCAGACCCGAACATCTTCTCACAGACGCAAAGAATTTCTATAGCACAAAGTCAATTACAACTGGCGCAATCAAATCCTCGTATACATAATTTATATCAAGCATATAGATCAATGTATGATGCGCTGGGGGTAAAAAATGTAAATGCAATACTTCCACCGCCTGCTCCACCACAACCAATGGACCCTGCGTTAGAAAATATTATGGCAATTAATGGAAAACCGTTTCAAGCGTTTCCAGGACAAGACCATAAAGCACATATTAATGCGCATTTAGCTTTCATGTCTATTTCTATGGTACAAAATAATCCTGCAGCAATGATGGCGTTGCAAAAAAACATACTTGAACACATTTCATTCATGGCACAAGAACAAATTCAATTAGAATTTTTAGAAGAAATGCAAGAAATGCAAATGATACAACAACAATTAGCACCATTAATGCAAAATCCACAAATGATGCAACAAAATCCACAAGCAATGCAGATGACACAACGTGTTCAACAGATAACACAAGACATTGAAGCACGAAAATCTAAATTAATTGCTGAAATGATGTTAGATTACGCTAAAGAAGAAGACAAAATTAGTTCAGAAGTAGGTGGTGATCCATTATTAAAACTAAAAGCACGTGAATTAGACTTAAAAGCTAAATCTGATCAAGAAAAAGCTACAAATCAAGAAGCAAGATTAGATTTAGACACTATGAAAGCGATGATGAATGACCAACAACACGATGAAAAGCTAGAACAGAACGAAGAACTAGCTGGACTACGTGCTGGAGTCTCATTAGCTAAACAACAAATGTCTGATGCAAGTAAAGTTCATGATTTCGGTAGAAATTTTGAAAAAAAATAGATATAAATCAAATTAAGGAGAAAACTATGATTAAAAAAGCAAAAGATCCAAAAGCTGTACCAGAATTAGGAGTTGGTAAGGACGGATACAAAACAGGTGGAGTAGAAATTAAAGCTACTGATCCTATGGAGTCACAGGTTGTGGATGTTAAAGGCACTCGAAGAATGAGAGCTGAAAAAAAACCTGTAAAAGCTACTTGGTACTAATAAATGGCCTGGTTTAGTTTAGCAAAAGTTGCTTTACAAGCTGGAACGCACATTTTTAAAAAACGTCAAGAGACTAAAATGAAAATGGCGGACGCACAGCATATGCATGCGTCTCGTATGGCTGCCGGAGAGGAAGCATACCAAGGCAAACTTTTAGAATCAAGAAATTCAGACTGGAAAGACGAGGCAGTTTTGATAATTCTCTCGGCGCCCATAGCAATTTTGGCCTGGGCAGTCGTATCGGATGATCCGGGAGCAATGGACAAAGTAAATATTTTCTTTGAACATTTCGCGGCACTGCCGTCATGGTTTACAAATTTGTGGATCCTTGTCGTGGCGAGCATTTATGGTATAAAGGGAACACAAATATTTAGAAACAACGGAGGAAAAAAATAATGGCAAATCCTAGATTTAATAAACAAGTTGCTCAACCAAGAGCGGCACATAAAGTAGGTGGAAGAGTAAAAAAAATGGGTGGTGGAATGTCTACAAGAAGAACAGACATGAAGTCAGGTTATTACCCAGAGGACATGGGCATGAAAGGTGGACCTATGATGAAAAAAGGTGGTTCTGTTAAAAAGAAAAAACAGGGTTACAAAGATAGAAAAGATGAGTCTATCGCAATGAGAATAAAAAAGAAAAGAACTAAAAAACAATTAAAAGATTCAAGAGACGAGTCTTACGGTAAGTTTGGTTCTAAAGCTAAAAAATCAGGAAAGATAAATAAGTAATGAGAAAAAACTTAAAAAAAGTCCCTGCTGGTAAAAAAGGAAAGGGTCTAAAAAAACTTCCTAAAAAAGTCCGAAACAAAATGGGCTTTATGAAAAAAGGTGGCAAAGTTAAGTAATGGCTAAACTATGTCCAGCCGGTAAAGCTGCTGCAAAGAAAAAATTTGCAGTTTACCCAAGCGCGTATGCAAATATTTGGGCATCTAAATATTGCAAAGGCAAAGTAGGTAGAAAGAAAAAAGCTGACGGCGGTTCTATAAATAAAATTTCACAATCTAGAAAAGCAGTATCAAGTTATGCACAAGGCGGTATTGCTAAAGGTTGTGGAGGCATTATGAAAAATAGAAGAAAAGTAACCAAAGTTGTTTAATGAGTGGTTTAAAAAAATGGTTAGACGACAAGTGGGTCGATATAGGAGCTCCGAAGAAGAACGGGAAATATCAACCTTGCGGGAGAAGCAAAGGCTCAAAAAGGAAATATCCGAAATGCGTACCACTTGCAAAAGCCACACGTATGACAAGTTCACAAAAGGCGAGTGCTGTCAGACGAAAAAGAGCAGTATCTAATAAAGGTCCAAAACCAACAAATGTTTCAACATTTGCAAAAAGAAAAAAAATGAGTATGGGAGGT